ACTCTTGATCAGCCGGGTGCACTGCGCAGGACGGCTGCGGGTAGGGACAATAACAAGAAGGCTCATTCGCGGTTCCTCACGGAGTCGGAAGTTCAATAGCATCCCAGCCGGTGCTCTCCGGCCAGGCCCAGTCCAGCGGCTTACGTGCCTTAACGAAAACACCCGGCGTCGGATCAGGCAGCAACATGATGATCTCCAAGCCGGCACCCTTGACAATCGCCCCCATCATGTCCACCGGGTACCGCCAGCAGTCCACCGGATGCGGATGATACGCAAACCCCGGCGACCGGGTAGTCAGCATCATCACACCGCCCGGCGCGAGCACCTCAACCAGCGCCCGCATCACCCCCCGCCAGTCCTCCACATGCTCCAGCATCTCCGTAGAGATCACCACACCGAACTCCCTGCCCAGCACCGGCAGGCGAACCGCATCCATGACGAGATCCACCCCGTCACCACGCTGAAGATCCACACCCAGATAAGAAGCAGGTCCCAGCCTCATCACATGACCGCGAACAGACCCGTTCAGGTTGTACGAACCAGCCTCCAGAACATGCTGCCCCTCAACATCAGCAGCAGTCAGCGCACCGAGCGCAAAATCCATCGCGGATTCATGCATCAGATCAGTTTTTCCGTCCATGTACGCGGGGTGTTCTCCCGCTTGATCTCAATCGGGAGATGATACTCAAACTCACGCGGCCCCAAGGACTCCACCCAGTCCACGTACGCTACAAGCCCTTTCCCCAGATCCCAGCGCGGCCTGTAATCAAGCATCCGCCGTGCCTTCCCCGAAGAACACGTCGCATAATGCACCTCACCCGGACGAGCAGGATAAAACACCGGCTCCGGACCGCCCGTCAAATACAGAATCTGCCGGGCAAGACCCAGGATGGTGATTTCCTCATCATCACCATCCGGACCCACATTGAACGTCTCCCCCGCAACATCCGCTGTCGCCAGCTTCAGCAGCGGACCCGTCACATCATCAATATAAGAAAAACTGCGCACCTGAGAACCATCACCGTAAATCACCGGGGGCTTACCCTGCAACGCCCGGTTGATCATGATCCCCGCAACATTACGGAACGGGTCCCAGTACCGCTGACCCGGCCCGTAAATGTTATGCGGCACGCAAATAACATGCTCCATGCCGTGCAGCCCGCACAAATTCCTCACCAGCTGCTCCGACGCCACCTTCGCAATAGCATACGGATCAGCCGGGACAGCCGGCATATCCTCGGTGAACGGCGGCACCTGATGCCCGTACCGGGACATAGACGAACAGAAGATGAACCGCCGCACACCAGCATTCACCGCAGCGCGCAGCACACCCACCGTAGACATCGCCGTGTTCTCCCACACAACCTGCGGGGAAAACACCGACAACCCCTCATACGGGGCAGCCGCACAATGGTAAACAACATCCGCATCCCGGATCAGATGCTCATACGCATCCGGGTCACGACAGTCAGTCGCCGCCCACTCCGCACCCCCCGGAACATTCTCCGGACAGCCCCCCAGCAGGCTGTCAATACCCGTAACAGTCCAGCCCTGCGCAACACCCTCACGGGCAATATGCGCGCCCAGGAAACCAGCAATTCCCGTTACGAATATCTTCACGGAACGGATGCTAGATCACGCCGGCGGTAACCCGCAACTGCGCAATATTCGTAGTGCACGAGTTAATCACCGACGACCCCCCATGATCAAACAACGACGGGGTAGACGTCGTAATCGACGTGGTACTCGTAGACGTCGCAACAACCAGCGCCTCACGACCCGAACCCGACCCGATCAGGAACGTTGTCCCCACCGGAATGTTCGCCATACCACCCGACGCCACCGTGAAAGCAGTCGTCCCGGCCGTCTGCAAACCCGTACTCAACGTCGCAGCAGCAGTACCAGCCACCACCGGCGAACACGCATACATCGTCTGAAGAACATTGAACAGCTCAAACGGACGCCCAGGAGCCAGAGGCAGCCCAGTCGCCGGAGTCACCCCCGACTGCCCGATATAAACAATGTTCAGGCCCTCATTGTAAACACGCAGGTTAGACGCGGCGCTCGTGTTCGGCGTGAAAATCCATGTCGGGATCGCAGCCACATTGACATGCTGATCGACCCCTGCGCCAAGGTTAGGCATACTTCTCCCTTAACGGAGACCCCGGCATTACGCCGGGGCCGCCAGCATTACGTCAGATAACGGAAACGACCGAACCCCACCCGATGGAAACCGAGGTGGTACCGCTGCTGATGGCGAAAATCTTGCCGGACGACGGCACCTGGCACTGAGTGAGAACAAGCGAACCGCCAGTCGGGATCTGGAAGCTGCTCGTAGTAGCAGCAGCGGTGAGACCGGACCCGAGCCCGACCCACACGTTCGCAGTCCCCGCATTCGTGATGACAAGATCACGGAAATAACCCGTGCTTGACACCGTGAACTGCGCGGCGGAAGAAGTAACCGTAGCAGTAGTGAAATACGTTGCGGCAATAGCCACACTTATTTCCTTTCGTTCATTGCGTACGGCGTTTTCGCCGCAGGATGTGCACTCGGGTCGGGGGTGAGCCGGCGAAACGCGGAACACCCATATGGTATGATGTCAACGCCATGGCAGGCGTAGCCTCGTCCGCCCTGGTGGAATCAGGTACGGCAGGTAGCGCAAGGTATCGCCTGGTTAGGTCGGGCAAGGTGTGGTGCGGTTCGGCAGGTACGGCAAGGTGACGTTGGGTATAGCGTGTAACGGTACGGTGAGGCAGGCAGGATGGCCCCAGATTCAGGTCTGGGGCCATCCTTTTTGATCAGGAGTAAGGCGTAACGTCCGAAACCTGAAGGCCCTGAAGAATGCCGCTGTAGAACGGCGCGTGAGCCACCAGAGAACCCAGCAAGAAAATTGAATACCTGAAAGTGGCATCAATAACCGGCCAGGCCACCGAAACGTAATCCTGAACCACAGTCATTTCCCACGCATTATCCACGTGGCTCCACGTCTGCGGCAGCTGGTACGACATAAGCAGCGCAGTACCCTGCGACATCCACGGGTGAACCGTCAACTTAACCGTGGACCGGGTAACCGGGTTCACGAATTCAGCGACAGCAGCACCAGCGCGGATACCGGAAATCTGATCCTGCGAAATGTTAAGCAGGTAGTTCAAGCCGGCACCCTGCAAAAGCATGTCGTTTGCGAGGCGCATAAGGTCTCCGCCGTCTGCGACAATCTCAGACGGGTCAGCCTTGTAGCTGCCAGGCGAAACGTTGTTCATGCCGTTGTTCTCCCACAGTGCGTCAAGCGCAGTAAAGAGAGCATTGGTAGAAAGGTGCGTGCCGACATTCTGGTTGATATAACCGCCCTTCCAGACATTGGAAGCCTGGAAACCGACGTTCGAGTACGGGCCTGAACCCGTAGCCGAAAGACCGGAAAGGGTCGGGATAATACCCTCCATGCGGTTCGAACCGCCGGTGCCCGTGTCAACCGTGGTCGGCTGAGCACCCGCAGTCGGCATAGCACCCTGAAGGGTAACGCGCAGACCGCCGACAGAGTTAGACGACTGAGTACCCTGGAACACCGTGGTGCCGGCAGTACCAGTACCAGACTGGACTGAGGTGCCGACCATCAGGAACAGCGTACCGCCGTTTGTCGTTACGTAAACGTTATACTGCTGTGCGCCGGCGACCGGGGAAATGGTCACGTCAGCGACCTGCCCGTTAGCGGCAGTGATGTTACCCGTAGAAGCGGAAGCGATCGACTCACCGAAGTAATTCAGTGCGCTGACCTGAACCGCAATGTTCGTGGTAACACCCGTGAAGCCGGTCTCATTAGAACCCGCAGTACGGACAGTGACAGTCGGGGCAGCCGGAGTCGGCAGGTTCTGCGAAGAACCCGCGATCATCTGGTATTCCTCACCCAGCATCATTTCCTGGAGAAGAACCAGGTTAGCCAGAGCAGAAATGTCCTCAAAACCCTGAGACTCGAACTGGGCAAGCCACGTCAGCGACTCAGACAGGCCGAAGAAACGGTAAGGAACATTCAACTTGTATTCGGTCTGGGAGCCGGTCTTCGGCAGGTTGATCGGCCAGTTAGCCGATGAGCCGGAGAACGAGTTGTTCGAGCTGGCGACAAGCTCAGGAACCGAGATGTCGATAACACCCTGACCGCCGGTCTGGGACCCGGAGATACCGAGCAGCCCGTAAACCTGACGGCTGGAACCCTGGCCCGCAGGACGCGGGAACTTGTTCCGGAACAGGGTGTAAACCGGGTAGATCAGTCGTGACGGGGCGAGCAGGTCGAACGGCACGAGACCGTACGGGACACCTGACAGGCCCAGGTTCGTCGCGGAGAAACTCTTCCGGATAGCCGAATCCCTGCTGGCCATGTGCTTGATTGCGCTGGCCTGGCGGTTCTGCCAGAAATCATTCGAGATCCCGCTGACAACCTGGTCGGTTTCCCATGCACCCTGCATAGTAGCGGTGCGGACATCCAGGATCGCCTGGTGGGACTTCGTAAGAATAGCCCCGGCATGATCAGTGTCGTTCAGCGGAACACCGCCGTTAGTGACATGACCGACACCCTTGACAAGGGTCTTCGCCTTGGACGTGAACATGCCCTCGTATGAGCTACGACGGGCCAGAGCCGCGTTAGACGCCTGGATGGCACCAGGGTTCGCGGCGGCCATCTGAGGGCCTCCCAGGCCCTCATCGGTGGGGATGATATCCGCCACACGCCTCCATTAAGGTCGGAGCGAAAAACTTCAGATAACGCCCTGGAATTTGTCAAGCGCGCTGCGGGCAGCCTCACGCTCAGCTGGATTCTCACTGGTACGCCAAGTCCGGTCGAGCTGGCGCATAATCATCTGCTGGGTTCGCTCCGCGACCTCAGCGGTAGACGGCACACCCGCCGGGCGTGCTGCTTTCCTCACCGGGTTCACGGCCAGTCCCGTGAACGCGGCAGACATTGGGTCAGGCATGTCAGCCATCTTGGTGACAATAGCCTGCTGGGCGGCGAGCTGCTCCCCCTGAGCTTTCAGCGCTGCATCCTGCGCGCTGATCTTCTCAAGCAGCGGAGTGATCGCCTCCGTCATCGCGGACTTGATGACATCCGGGTCAAGGCTCTTCACGGTGACCTCAGCGGGGGCAGCCGCCGGCTGCTCCGACTTCACGGTCTCCGGCTCAGCGTCCTTCTGAGAGAAGTTCCGGCCAAGCTTGGCACGAGCCTCATCCACGGTCATCTTCCCGGCCAGAACCTTCTTGCCGAGCTTCTTCCGCGCCTTCTTGAAAGCCTTGAAAATCATGTCATCGACTTCATCGCCGACAGGTGCCTTGAACACAGCATCCGGGGTCACCGTCTTCACCGCAGCCGGCTCAGCATCCTTCCCGATACCCGCCACCGGCGGGACCGCAGGACGCTGCTCAACCCGGTACGGGTCCTGGTCCAGCATCGGGCATGACTGCGGGAACACATGCGCGAGATGATCATGCATCGAAGACAAAGCCCGACGGGCCTTCATCTTCTCCTCAAACGCATACGTGATCACCGTCGGCGCACCCTGCACCAGCGGATACTGCCCGTCACCCTTCATGTGACCCGGCGACGGCGACTGATGTCCCGACGACAACGGCGGACGGTCGAAGCTCTGCGCATGAACCGGCCCGGAAGCAACCGACGGTGAACTGTTCGGACCGTCATACCCCGGCGAGTTAGCCGCATGCCCCCCGGTGATCACCGGCCGCTTGTACTGACCCGGCGTCACCATCCCCGGAGTCGGGTAACTGGTCGGACCAGGGTTCGCATCCCGGAACGCCTTGTGCAGCTCCAGCCGGTAATCGTTCAGGTCAGCCTCATCAGCGCCCTTCAGCGTCTCAGCTGCCTGCCAGATCTGCGTCATCAGCATGGCATTCTCAATCGGCCCGCACGCCGCGTCAACCGCCTTGCGCTGCCACATGCCAGTGTCGATAACATTCTTGATGCTCGCGAACGGATGATACTTGGCAACCTCATCCGGGTGGAACGCCGCGCAGGTCAGGTCATGCAGACGACCCATGTCCGTGTCAATGCCAATCGACTTGAATCGCAGCATCGCAGCGGTCTCCGGGGAAGCACCGTAACCCTTATGCTCCGGAGTGGCCCTGCCAGCAGGCATCGGGCTGTGCTGATATGCGTTCGGATTCGGCATCTCATCCATCGCCGGAGCATCCTTAGCACCAGACGCGGACTGCGGGGTACCAGACGGCATGCACTTCACAGTGTGCTCATGCTGCATCTTGCAAGTGGTGTCATCATCCCCGTCATCATCACCACCCGACTCATCATCCTTGCCGTCCATGGCAGGAGCATCAGCCTTAGCAGCCTGGTTCAGCCACGGGGGAAGCTTCTTCCCCTTCTTCGGCTTCTTCCCCTTAGCAGGAACCGCATCCTCCGGCTCCTTAGTGATCACCGGCTCAGCTTCCTTCTCCACGGCAACCTCAGGCTCCGCCTTAACAGCGGTAATCTCCGGCTGCACATCCTCAGACTTCTTAGCGTCGTTATTGTCATCCAACGGATTGGCCACACCAAGTTCCCTGGCCCTTCTGGCGATAAGCGCCTTAGCACCGGACACATTCCCGTGGCCAGACCTGGCGAGGATGGCCGCATTATGCAGATCTTCACTGTTAGCAATAGGGTAACTGCCATCTGACAGCGCATGCCCCGAACCCGCAAGCGACCTGCGCTCCGCCGTCGAAACATTCCGCTTGTAAACAAGCTCCTCAGCATCCGTCAGAGCCTTGAACGCCAGCTCCTCATAATGCTGCTCAATGAACTTGCTCTTAAGGATCTTCGCAAGATCATTCGGCGTGAACGTGAACGACATGTCATCAGGCATCTCCCAGGACATATCCGCCTTCCCGGCGAACGCCTTATCCGCAGCCTGCTGACGGATCGCCTGATCAGTCATCGCACTGATACCGTCCAGCGTGTTCGACACCGCACTGTCCGCAGGATCAGACAGCCGGTCCGGATCAGCATTCTGCGCCCGCACCGCATCATCCACCGCATCCCGCAGGCCATTCAGCGCACTCTCAACCCGCGCATCCCCGTCAATACCAAGAGCCTTCGTGATATCCGCATCACTGCCGAACATCTTCCCCACATACTCAGCATGCCCGTTCGCAGACTTCACCAGCTGAATACCGCACCGCTTATTCGCCGGACGGTCCACCAGGCTGATCTCAACCAGCTCACCGCCAGTGATCCGCCCCCCCGGAGCCATAGCATCCCGGACAATAGTAGGACGGGCAATCCCGACACTGTAAGCCCTCAGCGCACCGCGAGTGACCAGCGTCTTAGCAACCGGCTCGCACACCAGCCCCTTAACGAACGTTGCACCTGAGCTGTCAGTGTCAGCGGAAAGACCGATCCCGGCCGGGTCACGCTGCGCATTGTGCTGCACCCGGAGATTCGCCCCAGTGGAAAGCCATTCCTGAACAGCTTTCCCCATCCATTGCGGATCGACAATCTGATGGTCGCTGTCGAGACCGCCGTCGGATGCCTTACCGTAAACAATGACATCACCGTTCTGGTCAGTTTCCAGCTTCTCAATCGGGAAATTGACATAGGTGATTTCATTGTCACTGGTCAACGTGACGGCCATACGGCTCCCGTGGTTGTGTTAACATCTAGGTCTGCCCGACGCCCAAGTGGCGGTGCGGAGCAAGGTTCGGCAGGCTGGGCTCGGTGTGGTCTGGCAAGGTGCGGCAGGTCTGGCACGGTGAGGTCCGGCAAGGTCAGGAACGGCTAGTTCCGGTGCGGTACGGTGCGGCAGGTGTGGTTGCGCTCGGTAAGTCAGGGTGAGGCACGGCAGGTCTGGCATGGCGTGGCACGTTACAGCAAGGTTAGGTACGGCAGGTCCGTTGTGGTTCGGCTGGGCAACGTCCGGCAGGTCAGGCAGGGCTTGGTGAGGTTCGGAACGGTACGGTATGGCAGGTATCGTCAGGCAGGGTCAGGTAAGGTCCGAATACGGCACGGCAGGTATGGTCAGGCAAGGTTAGGTGCTGCAGGGTCGGGCAAGGCACGGAGAAAGGGCTACAGGGAAACCCGTAGCCCTTTCTTTATCGCCTAACGCTGCGGAATCTCACACACATCCGTCGAACAATACATTTCGCCTTCAGCCTCAGGCAAAGCTGCGTTCCGGTACAGCGAATCCCAGTCAACCGGCTTAATGTTCGCCCGCATCGCTTCCCATGCCTCACGGGAAACCCGCTGATAAGGCGCTTGCTTGTAAATGCCCTCAGCTGCCGGGAGGAATGACACCGATTTCAACTGCCCGTCGAAAGCTCGCAGGACAGCCGGGATTTCCTTCGCCTCATCCTCAGAGAACGTCAGAGTCACCGAAACTGAATTATCAGACCAGTTCCGCTGGCACAAAGCAGCCAGGCTGGCCTTCTCCCAGATGCTGACTTCCCTTTCCGGGCGCACATCCGGTCCCTCAACAGGGAAACTGACCACCATCGTCGTTTCCGGATCAGAAACAGAGGGTTCCACCGGATAACCCGCGTCCTGCATAGCCTTAACGAACGGGCTATTGGCAATGTCCCTGATAGTGCGGACGTAGAATCCGCGTTCCTTCGGCCAGTGCGCACCGGGAGTAACCCCGAAAAGCAGGGATACGGTACCGGACGGCTTGACCGTGGTGACCCGGATTGATTCACGGACCCCGAGCCATTCGGAATAGAGGCGGTCCCAGCGGCGAACCTCGTCATAGCCGGCTTCCTGCCACCGGCGAAGCTCAGTCCACCCGTTCTTCTCCGCGAACTGCGCAATTCCTGTCATTGAGGTGCCAATGCGCCGATTCCGGATCATTACTTCGTTTGTTTCCGGCCACTGCGTCATCAACAGAGTGACACTTTTCGCGTACAGGTAAGCGAATTTCAGTGTGCGCAGGTAATCCGCAAGATCCGTGCAGTTAGTCGGGAACGTCTCCACCAGCGTGCACAATTCCATGTGCTCCAGCGGCTGCTCACCGCACGGGTTAACACCCCGCACCCGGTAATCCCGGCCGTCCTTCGGATCAGACAACCGCCCGTAATTCTGGGCGATATCCTTCCAGAAAACACCCGGCTCGCCGTTCAAAGCGATCCGCTCAGCCAGATGACTGAGGTCGTCACCGCTGTGCGCGATCACGCTGTTGTTAGAGAGATGCCCCCAGCCGTCATGACCCATCCGGACTGGGTTCTTGTTCCAGTCTTTCAGGTCCAGGAAGTCGTCATCCTCCGACCTTCCCAAAGCGATCTGCGCGCTGCGCCGCACATTCGCGCTGACCACGCATTTCGCGGCCTGATTCATGATGTCAGTGATGTCAGCTGACGAAACCGTCTGCCCTGCACGCCCGGAGAACAGCTGCGCAATCTGACGGTGCAGCTTCTCCAGCGGAGCAGGCCCCGAAGCGATGCCGCCGAACGTCTTAATCGGTGCGCCAGCCGGGCGGATACGCGAGTAGTCGAACACCGGCATCCTGCCGCCAGCGAAGAACGCACGGAGAAGACAGGAAAGCGATTCGCACCAGCCTTCACGGCTGTCACCGATAGCGTGCGGGTAATGGCTTTCAGGATCTGTGATCGTGATCTTGTCAGCGCCGAGAGTGTCGAATCCGACGCCAATGCCCAGCATGCTCATCGACATCATCCGGCTGAAAGGCAGGTACGGATCGTCCGTAATGTTCTCAGTCGAGATAAAGGCGCAATTCTGGAGAGCTGAAGAGTCATGACGCTCATTGACTAGTCTCGTGCCCATCATCCACAGGCCGCGTCCCGGCGGTGACCACTTGCCTGCGAAGCAGCGCTCATATGCTTCCTGCGCCGACTGGGCAGCCTGCGCATCTGACCACGGCAGCTTGTACGTAAGAGCATGATCTTTCTGGGCGCTGTACATGCCTTCGATTACTCTGCGCAGCCCTTCCCAGAAGCGTTCCCGGGACCCGTCCGCCTTCGCCCTGGCGTATTTCGTCAACCAGCTATGTTCACCCAGCGTGTTCCCTGCCCCCGCATGGAACCCCCACGCGGGCTGCCGGGACCTGTACGCGTCAAAGAAGCTGTCATCAAGACGGAACGAGAGGTAGTCAAACTCTTCAGGCATCAGTCCTCCGCTGCCAGGTCCGGCCTCTCCCAGAGCGGAGAGAAGTCCAGCATACGAGGAGCCCACCCAGACTTCAACGGCATCACGTACCCGTACTTAGAGACAATGATGCCATGGTGCAGTTTTATTTCTAGCTTAGCGTCATCACATGCGTCAAGTAGCTGCGCAAGATTCGTCAAAAGCATCTGCGCCTGCTCATGCTTCTTACGGAACCGCTTCGGCTTCTTCCGCTTCCTCATCCCAGCCGACCTGGCCGGCTTGTGCCTGCCCATGTGACCCTCTCAGTGGTGGGACTCCTTCAGTTTCTCCCATTCTTCCAGGGCACGACGAGACGCCGCAATAACTTCAGGATGCACATGACGGCGAGGACCCCATTTCAGGTCTCCCGCAGCCCACCGCTTCACCGCCGCTATCGCCATCGCGATAGCCTTCGACTCATCCATCCCCTGATCACGCATCAATGCATGAGCAATATTCTCAATGTAATTCGGCAGTTTCTGCTTAACCGGCACCTTTTTACTGGGAGTGTGCCATAGCCCGTGAGGGCCAAGTTGATGCGGGGTTGCTTCCAGGCGGGGAGTCTCAGCGCTTTTCTCCACCTGCGCCTCCCAGTGGTCACACACGTAATCCGGGTCGATAAGACCCTCTACGAGGGTGCAGTGCGCGGATTCGAAATCCGGAGGCAGCATGCGGATCATGGAGCAAGAACCGCAGCGCTGGTCACCTTCGGATGGCCGGTAGTTGACAGCTTTCTTGTCAAGCTTGTCCATCGCGGCCTCGTGTGCTAGAATGTCAACGGTACGGCAGGTTAGGTATGGCCAGGTAAGGAATGGTGCGGTATGGTGCGGCCTGGCATGGCAGGTGAGGTCCGGCATCGTGGGGTGACGTGCGGCTTGGCTTGGCCAGGTTAGGTGCGGCAGGTTAGGCTGCGTTAGGTCTCGCGGGGTACGGCACGGTACGGCAGGTGAGGTAAGGAGCGGTGAGGTCTCGTGAGGTAGGGCAGGTACGGCGAGGCATGGCATGGCACGTTCGGGCTTGGTTAGGTTAGGCAGGTTCGGCTTGTTAAGGCGGGGTGCGGCTGGGCATGGAAAGGTGCGGTTCGGCAGGTGAGGCGAGGTCTGTCTCGGTGAGGTCTGGTGCGGTGCGGCAGGTCCGGTTTGGTTGGGCAGGTTGAGGTCTCGTACGGCGCGGCAGGTACGGTCTTGTTCGTCATCGCGTGGCAGGGCGAGGTTCGGTAAGGCAGGCAAGGTGAGGCGGGGCATGGTGGGGTGACGTGCGGCACGGTCCGTTGTTGTCAGGCGGGGTACGGGGTGAGGGATTCTCGGAAGAGAATCCCTCACTTATTTCCCGATCAGGCTATTGAAGTAAGAGTCGCCGAACCCGTCCACGGTGAAGCGGTGCCGGAAAGATCATTCGACACCACAGTCCACATTCCTGAAGGAGTACGCGAGTCCGACGCGGACACAGTGGTCGGCAGCGGGGTCGCGCCGGAACCCGCCACCGCGAACGTGGCATCCTGGCTCACAGTTGACGGGGCAGCATCAGAAACAGTAACAGTGAGAACCGAGCTGAGATCCGGGGCAGCCGCCGAGTCCGTTGACGTGTAGACAACAGTAGCGGTAATTGTGTCGCCGGAATTGTAAACGGCCTTGTCGAAGTTGATGCTGGTGATGGAGAGCGCCATCCTATTTTCTCCTGATCTTGAAAGAAGCATGCCGGACAGTGGCATGCTTTGCATCCTCTACAAACACTGTGAGTCTGTGCTTTCTTGTTCTGTACCGCCGGCGGAACCACCTGAATCGCATCATCATCTCCACTTACGCGTTTTTCGGGTCACTCCCTGAATGAATCTGCCGTGCGTGCGTCTCCTCCGCCGCCTGCCGGTCACGCGGGTCAATCAGTCCCACATAGCACAACACTGGCATGCCCAGTTTCTTGCGTGCCAGAGCCCGGTGATGCCCGTCGATAATGATCGCTTTCGGGCTGTCATTATCCTGGATGGCAACCGACGGGGCAACATGACCCGCATGCGCGCGGATCAGCTTGACGAACTCGCCGACTTTCTCCGGCTGATGCGACGCAGCCCACGACTCCACGTCATCAGAGTCGATCCTGTCCCAGGGAAGATTCACCGGCCCTATCCACCGGGCTCGCTTTATCCACTGGATGGCTTCTGGCGGGAAATTCCTCGCCATCTGCACATAAACATGCTCAGCGTCAACCGGATTAGGGTCACTGTAATCACCGGGTCCGCCCCTGCCCTTGTTTTCCCCTGGGCGGCGGAAAGCGTCACCCTGCGAAGTCAGGATCGGAACAGAATCTTCCGGATCATAAGGCTCTCCCGGGTGCCCCGCGTGCGGCTCGTCCCCCTCCGGGGTTTCAGCCGGGATGGAACCGACTACCAGTCGCATCCCCAGCTGAGGGATATCACCCAGCTTGGGAGGCTGCATTCCTTTCGGAATGCCTGCCGCTGGTGACTCCGGTCCCCCGTTTTCCGTTTCCGGGTAAAGCTGCCCGCCCTGATCCGGGAACCTTGACGTCGGCTTATTGCGGGTGCGGCGGCGAGGATATTCTTCATCATCATCGCCGCGCGGGTACAAGCGGGTTTCCCCGGTGACATCTGACATGTCATGCCAGCCGGGCGGTTCCGAAGCGCCCATTTCGCCGTCAGCCTGACCGTAATGCGGGTCGTCGGTGCCGTCGGCACGATGCGGATACGGCCACCGTGAACCTGTCGCCTGCAATTCCTGTCCAACCGTGGTCAAGAACGCTTGCTCGCCGCTTTCGTTGACTGTCCGCTGGAGTGCTTTGGTGACATGATCGCGGAGGCGGATGCTCTGATCCCAGTCTTCCCGGAACTTAGGCGTCAGATCGAGATCATCGATTTCTTTGCGCCTGAACCAGCCGGTGCCGCGTGTTTCATCCGGGGTGGACCCGTTCAGCTTCGGGTTGAAGTACCCCACATCGCACAGGTAAAGGTAGGCGGTTTTCCCGTCATCTTCCTCATGATGGAAAGTGGCCACGCAATGGAAATACGGGAGATCGCCGATTTCCTCAGTGGTTTCCCGCATTGCCGCATCCCACGGGTCCTCGCCGATATGCGCGGTGCCACCCGGCATGCCCCAGGAGCCGTCATCCCGCTGCTGAAGCAGGAAACGGTATTTGCCGTCTTCATCTCGTGCACGCAGGAGCAGCCAGCAAACCCGGCTCTCATCTTCCGGGTGCTCATGCGGACGGTAATCATCATGCTTCCCCAGATGCCCCTGCGGGGGCACAACATTAACTCCGGCGGGGGCGGGGACGCACCGGCAGTTCGGGTGGAACGGGCCGCCGAGACCGCCGCCACGGTAAATGCTGTCCAAAGGAACAACACCCTCATCGGCGGCTTTCTCGCAGATGTCGCAGCAGTCCTCCGGGCTCATCAGGAGATGCTTATAGGCAACCCCGTGATCCCGGTACGCGGTGAGAGCACCCGCGTTCATTGCCCGTGCAACCTCAGTGCGGGCAATTGTCTCCGACCTGCTCTTGATGTTTTTCAGGCCGGTGCGGCTGATTTCCTCCAGCCAGTGCGCACCCTCAGACCCGATGAAAGCATCCAATTCCATGCCCGCGTACTTCTCACTGAAATCCGCTGGGGTGCCAGTAGCGAGTGACTTCCCGGCTGCGTAACCGAGATGCCATGCCTCATCCCACAGCGGGCTCAATGTCAGCATCAGTGACTTGTGCGCCTCATCGGAGATCAGCCCGTTCAGGGTGCCTGCCGAGACGAACATCTGATCCACGGACTTCCTGCGAAGATCATCCCCGCGTGTCTCCGCCTTCATCAGCGCTTCTTTGACCAGGTTCTGGTATGCGCCGACAAGACCGAGATCCCGTTCCCAGCCGGGCCACTGAACATCCGTCTTGGTAATCTCCGGGACATGGAAACTTTCAATTTCGCTTTCGGCGGCCAGGCAGAGGTCAGCAGCCCGGTCAATAGCGACATCCAGGAGGACGCCCTTGGCGATGTCCTCAGCGACGACAGCGAGAACACCCTCGCTGATGTGAACCGGCTCCCAGGTGCTGATCAGCCGGCCCTTCCGGATGTGCCTCCGCAGAGCGTCAAGTTCTGATCCGACAGCCTTCTTCCGGGACCCCGCAACACTCGACCGGGACGTAGTGCCCCCGGTTCGCGGGGTGGACGACTGGATAGCACCCAGGGCTGCCGCATGCCCGGGGGTGACCGGCTCCCGGTGTGGGGAAATCGGCGCGGGATGCGAGCCGTTCGGTTTCGTCTGCCCCCCGGCCCTCACCGACGGCTGGTTCGTCCTCGTCCGTGATGATGCGGACCTTTGCCCCCCGTTGGTGCCCTGGCTGCGGTTCTTCGGCTTAGACGACGAGGACGTGTTCCCCTGAGCACCCTGCAAGGCTGCCATGATGAGCTGCGGTGCCATGCTGAACGGGATCGGGCCCTGCGCAGTGAACACCACCGGCTCGCCGGTCTCCTGGAGACCCCAGGGTGCCAGGTCAAGACGGTCACGGACCTCATCGATCGATGCGATGCCGTTCTGCACCTGCTGCACGCCCAGCTCAGTGATCGCCTGCTTGTCCTCGTCGTTCGCGAGACCCTCGAACTGGAACCGCATGTCATGCTGACCGCAGATGTCCTGAAGGATGTAATCGAAAATGTTCGAGATCCAGTGCAGAAGCGGACGGGTTGACTTCCGTGACTTAACATCACGGGATTCCTGCCCCGCGAACCGGATCGCTGACGCAGACGGACCCTGGCTTGTCTGCCCGACACTCGGGATGATCCCGATTTCCATCGGGGACACGTCGAACGCCATGCACACCTGGGACATCACCAGCTGGTCGAAGCTGTCTGACAGGTCCACCGGCCGCTGCGGTTCCACCTTCGACCCTGGCGGCAGCACGATCACCTTCATGTGATACGCCGGATCGCCTGCGATGCCGTTCAGCGCATCCTGGAGTTCCTTGATCTGCGTCGGGGTGATGTTCGGGTCACCCGGGGAAATATAGACTGCCGGGACAGTGCCCTCAGTGAAGTAATCCAGCTGGAATTCCTGCTTCTGGAGCCCGGAAATGATAGGCAGCAGAGCCCGTTCCACCGGGGGGAACCCGTAGGGGGATTCCCTCGTCGGCCAGTACGGGGCATAGAGCATGATGTCGCTGGGGAACTCCCCCACCTGTGATCCGGTAAGCCCGTGGTCGTCAATGTCGGAGCCGCGCATGATCGTCAGGTAATCCGACCGGGGCACCCCGTACAGGTACTGCTGATAGGCGGGTGCGGGCGGGGCGGGAATGTCACCGTGCATGTCGACCAGCGGGCGGATCGTCGGCCCGGACACCAGCCGCAGGCTTTCCAGGTTGCTGCCGAGCAGCCCCCGGCCGCCCATCCCGAACTTCGCCCCGTACTTCGGACGGAAAATCAGCGACAAAGCATCATAAACGAAGATTTCCTCAAGCATTGCGTTGAGGAACGACCCGAAATTCCAGAATCCCGGGTCAGGGCGCTTGAAGAACTTCGTTGCCTCCGCAGCGCGTTCCCCGAAGTCCCGCATCATCGCATGATTGTTCTGGTACGCCTTCGCAGCATGCTTCGTCAGCGTAATTTCCCATTCAAGCCCACGGATTTCCTGCTGACGCAAGTCAATGCAGGCACGGGCCACTGAATACCGCTGGGACAGCACCCGCAGCTGGTCAAACGACGCCAGCTTGAGACCCTCAGTACCAGGCGGCGTCGGAAGGTTCCAGCCGACCCGGTACTGCCAGTACCTGGGGTCGGCGTACATTCCGCCGGGCGGCGGCTCGTCAACGGGAACCGGCTGGATCGGGCTCATAGGCCCGAAAGCACCGTCAGTGAACGTGCTGGAGGGACGCGGATGGAATGGCCCGTACGTGTTCCGGTACGGGTTATTCAGGTACATTTCTGCTGCAGCAGGACTGACACGGCCCATGCCTGACCCCTGCGGGGCCATCGTCGGCCGGCCCCCGGGGATGGCCTTCAGGGCAGCGGCAGTTGCCGTCTTCACCATCTACCGCCTCACTGTCACATGATCCCCAGCGTGCCGACAACCAGCACGGGAACCTCAGGATTGTCCGTGATCTTCATGTACATGGTGTAACTGCCTGATGTCAGTGCAGTAGCCCCCGTCGGGCCGACCAGCACCCGTGCGTTATACGGGTAAATGATGCTAGTCGGCACTGTTTCCCAGGAACCGCTCACCCAGTCGGAAACCCCCGGCACCTGCGTGGGTGTCGGCATGAAAGCGAACTGGACAGTATCACTCGTCGGATTGTAAGTGCTGCCTGCTGTTGTCGCCGCGATAGGCACGAGAACGTATTCGGTGGAAAGATGAGATATTTCGAGATCAGCGAATCCCACAGTCCACTCCGTCCATATCGGATCGCTGACAGCCCACCGCAATGCGATGCTGCCCGCAGTCCATTCGAATATCATCGCAGCTTCCAGCGGTTCGTGATGCTCCCCGTAACCCACCTGAACCCGGCAATGCCCGTCTTGAACAAGACACGCAATGTCGCCTGAATGATCCTGGCTGAGGCAGTTCCCTGTGCTGCCACCGCAGCGGTCAGCTGCCGGGAGTAAAGCCGTCCCGCTGTGTAGAAAGACGTCGCTGCCGCTGATCCGGCCAGCCGCATCCTCACATTGCGTATCACTGACGCATATGCGGCTGCGGTCGCTTTCTGCGTCACCCGGACAGACCGGGACACAGTGCCTGTCGCAGCTGCGGTAGCCGTGAGCAGCATCAGCCGCAGTTTCGACAGTGACACTGATGAGATGGCCGCTGTGACCGCAGTGACCTGGCGGGAGATAGCCCGGGGCAGCTGGGATACCGCAGCGGCTGTCGCCTGGACAGTGCGCAGTACCGTCATCTGCACCGAAGCGGACACTGCTGTGATAGCGGTGATCAGCGGGGAAACCCGCCTGGTCACCGTCGCATTAGCTGCTGCTGTTGCCGCGAGGAGGATCTGGCGGAACTTCGCGATGCCCGTGCTCGCGGTGACAGCAACTGTCGCGGGAAGCTGCCGGGAAATAGCCCGCTGCACCTGAGCCAGAACCGCTGCGGCAGCAGCAAGCTGACGGGTCACCTGACGTCGCACTGATGCGGTCGCAGCGGTAACCGCTGCCATAACCGGGGCTGCCTGCCTGATTACCGCTGCGGCGGCTGCCGCCTGAGCGGCGAGGACAAGCAGTTTCAGCTTGCTGGCCGTCTCAGACCCCAGGGCGACTGCCTGAGCGGCCAGCGCACGGGTCATGCTGCGGATCAGCGTAGCGACAGCAGCTGACCGGACACTGAGCGTCAGCGCCGCACTGCGTCCCAGTGTCCCTGTTGCTGCTGCCAGTGCTGTCAGCGGTTTCCCGACCCGGTTCACCAGTGACCCGGCTACTGTCGCTGTTGCGAGCAGCAGCCTGATGACAGTCACCGTCACCACAGCCTTCACCGTCGTCGTGACAGCAAGTGTCCTGGTCAGCGCGAAACCTGACAGTGCCCTGACAGCTGCTGTCGTAGCAACGGTCCGCTGCACCAGCCGTGAAGTAGTCCCTGTCACAGCGGTGACAGCAGTATTATGCTGGCCGATCTGAACCTGCTGCGTGCCCGTAGTCGCAACAGTTGAGGCAAGCAGCTGCGGGAACTGGACGCTGCTGGAAATAGCAGTGGGAACAGTGGGTTTCCTGGTATGCCTGAACCGTGCCCGCCACGCCTCCCCCGGATACGCCAGCGAATACCAGG